TTTTTCGATTCCTCGCATTGAGAAGTTTGAGTCACTTGCTTGTTTGCTGAAGGAGGATGACTCGGTGAGACCAGAAAAAGAACACTTATTGATAGTATAAAAACTGACAGCACGCTGTAAAGAATCATTATTGGATTCATCATTTAAATACTCCTTTGATTTTAAGAATAGTTCTTTTGCAGATTCTGGTTCTGGATGTCTAGATTTTAAATCACATAGTGTTTCATATAAAGCATTACCATCATCTTGAAGAACTCTCCAAAAATTATAAAGAGGTTCATACAGATCATTGACCCACACATCAAGATGAGGATACTTTTTAGTAATGTGAATTGCTACACTACCACCACCTAAAAAAGGTTCACGGTATTCTTTAGAATCAGATACCTTCAAGAGGTATTGATCCATTTTAGTGCAGGCACGAGACTTGCCACCAGGATACCTTAAAGGAGTTTTATGAGATTTCATAGGTAGTTGGGTTCATCTGCACGAAGAAGAACGCCATCAACTTTTTGCAATAAATTCTGCATATCATTATGCAAAATGCGGTATCCACTACCAACATAAAGTTGACCTAAAACTACTGCTACCGTAGCAGTTCCCCAGAAAATATAATAGAATCTGGACTTAACTTGACATCGTTGTTTCTTTTTCATAATCATAAAATAAGTTTTTTGTCTTCAGGAGTAATCAATTTACTTCCGTAAATTTCATTATATTTTTTCTTGATACTAGAGGAAATTTCCCCAATGTAAACAATATGATTTCTAGATACAACCAGTTCACGATTGTCTTCATCAACAACGGTCGCCCAAGGGGCAAAACCAATACTTTGACCAGTTGGAAGAACAACTAGACCATTCTGAACAGTCACAGTAGAGTCATCTTCAGAAAGAACTTCTGCGATAACTTCTTCACCAGTCACGATACGAAACAATTTTACATTAAGCATTTAGATTCTCGATATATTGATAAATGAGTTTCCAACCAAACTCATAGGTGTCTCCATTTTCATCCTGGAGATAGAATGGAATGTTTGGGTGCCAATATTTAGCGCGATAGAAGTTATTGACAACTTCACAATCGTCATCAATGTGACGTTCTTTTTCTAGTTGCTCTTCTGTCATTTGAATTCACATTCACACATAATCTCAGTTAAACAAGCAAGGAAATTGATTTCTTGGTCGGCAACAAATGCGATCTGATACTGATACTTAGCAAAAATAAGTACAGCAGCAGGAATGCTATTGTTTTCAAGGGTTGTCATGAGAGCATCGTATATAAGACGAAGAAGTGTCGCAGAATCATTATCCATATTATTAACGACCCACTTACGAACTTCAGTGAAGTTCTTTTGTTTAAGGTTTTTGATAAGGTCATTTACAGAAACATCAGAGAAGGTAGCAAGAATAGCAGAATCAATCTTTCCGCTAGTCGAGTATCTTTGACACTCATTAAGAACACGACGCCAGTCTGGGAAGTGCTTATTGATAAGTTCTACCAGGACCTTGTTATCATATTCAATATTTTCTGTACCCAAGATTTCTTGGAGACGTTTGAAGAATCCTGCTGCGATTTCCTGTCGTTCTTTTCCCTTGATTCCAAAGTCGATGACGGCACACCGAGAATGTAAGGGTTCGATGATTTTGTTTTTGTAGTTACAGGTGAAGATGAATCGACAGTTGTTATAAAACGTCTCAATATTTGCCCGTAAGAGGAGTTGTACATCGTTCCCTGTGTTATCAGCTTCGTCAATGATGATGACTTTGTGTTTTGCATCTGACGAAAGTGATACGGTCGAAGCAAAGTTCTTGGCCTGATTCCGTACAGTGTCAAGAAATCTACCTTCATCGGATCCATTGATGACATAAGAATCTACTCCAAGTTGATTGCAGAGGGCTTTAGCGACAGTGGTCTTACCTATACCAGGAGGACCAGAAAGAAGAAGGTTAGGAACCTCACCCTTATCTAGGAACCCTTTAAAGGTATTCTTAGTAGACTCAGGAAGAATGCACTCATCAATAGTTTTGGGGCGATATTTTTCGACCCAAAGAAATTCATTACGATTCATAATTATATAAAAATGTTTATGATAATAGTTTGCTGATACTGATGCTCAGAAGAAATGATAGCATTATAACAACATCCCATGCCTTAGTCCTCACAAAGTAAGGAATTGACACAAGGTCGGCAATGAAATTAATTATCACACCAACCAAAACATTGATATGTAGGATAGTGAAATATGCGGTAATAACTCCGATACTGCCAACTATTCTCATCCATGTAATTGTTTTCATCTTACAGGTTGTGGACCTCCACAAATTATAGCAGAAGGAATTTGAGCTTGTGCAATCTTCTTTGCATCATGTTGATAATTTGCTTCCACAATTGTCTTATGATACTTACTCCCCGTAGCAGGGAGTTTATAAGTAACTTCCCACCTTTTCATATCAATCTGCAAATGTAGAATCGGGTTCCAGAGCAATATAATAAGTCAAATCATACTGAGTGCTCTTGAATCGAGAAAGAAGTTTCTTAGATACAACAACATCGTAAGAACCAGGAATGATCTTGATGTTTTCAACTTTGAAGTTGAAAGAAAACTCATCTTCAGTTTCACCAACAATAACAGAGAAGTCATTAGATGTTTCGTTTTTCTTATCCCGAACAACAAGTTTAACAACACCATTTTCACCAACAGCAGAAAGGTCTGGCAGTTGATACACTGCTGCTGCTTTCAGTAGTTTATCAAGTTGATTGGTGTCAAGAGTAAAACATACATCTTCAGTAGGCAGAGAAATAGACTTCTCTGGAGGAGTCACGATGACATTAGGGTCTGCAAAGAAATACTTTGATCGTGACCTGCCTTCTTTAATAACCACATAACCATCGTTCTGAAAGTCAAGTTCTGCACTTTGATGTAGATTAAGACCATTCAAAAATTGATTAAGGTCATAGATACCAAAGTCTCGAGGAATATCCTCTCCGATATTTGCTTCTGCAAGGATGTTCTTCATCACAGAAATAGTGCGAAGAGAGTTGCCTTCTTTAAAAAGAATCGACTGATTGATAGAAGAGAAGTTCTTAAGAAGATTGATTGTGCGATCAGATAGTTTCATAGTATTGGATGGTTTCAGTTTCATTGAGGGTAGATTTCACGTTGTGCATTCTTATCGTTGAAATGCATTAGGAGCACAGCATAATGCAGAATTTTCATAATGTCACGACGCGCAGTTCCCTTCTTATCATATCGTGACGCATACTTGAGAATGTTGCTGCGACAGAATGCCTCACCATCACCACAAGCTTCGATAAGATCAAGAGTCTGAATCTTATCAGAACCAGCAGAATAGTGCTGGTCATATGTTCTAGTGATGTAATCTTTTAGTTCTTTAATGATTACATCTTCACTATACTTTTGCTTAGTGTTAGTTGAAGGTGTAAGTGTGGGTGTGGGTGTTGATTTAAAAGGTTGATTCATATTAAAAGTAATAGTATCTTCTCCTCCAAGAGTAACGGGAATCTGTGCTGCTGGTCGAGCATCATTGCCAATAAATGAGATATGGTCATTACCCCTATCACCTGCAAGATAAGAACTACTAAAAACACTAGTGTCTGAAGATGCAGTATTTGTCTGATAAGGAGGATTACCTGTCAAACTGAATCCGCCATCTTCCCAATAATTTTGATTAGACATATTTAATTCGTCAAATAGAAAGGACCATGAGTTAGTCATATTATATCAAAATGAAACCTCTGTGTCAATCACATCGGTACTATTATTTTCTACAGGCATTTGGAAATCTGCATCAACTTTATCATATAGTTCAAGGAATGCTTGCTTGGTTTCATCATCAAAACGATTCACACAAACCTGAATTGCCTTTGCTTTGTCTTGGAAGATGTTGTATGCCTTGATAATGTGTATCAGACGACGAGTGCTGATGATTTCTTCAATACCACCATCATAAAAGGTCTTACGGATGATATCTGCCCAATCAACAAGTCGCATACAAAAATTTTCATCAGTACAAAATTTGTTCAAAATTTTCTGCTCAATAGCAACTGTCGGATATTCTTGCTCAAAAGTCACAGGAAAACGCTCCAGGAATGCTTCATTCAAAACATTAGTACCAATAAAGCGACCATCATCAGAACCTTTACCCTTAGTGTTTGCAGTGGCAACGATATTGAAACCATCGGTAGGTTGAACAACCTTACCAATCTTCTTCAAGAAAACTCCTTTTCCTTCCAGGATTGATTGAAGGCAAAGAATTTTGTTGGAAGCCAGGTCAATCTCGTCAAGCAATAGAATCGCACCGCGCTCCAAGGCTTCGACGACTGGACCATTGTGCCAAACGGTTTCACCATTGACAAGGCGGAATCCGCCAATGAGATCATCTTCATCTGTTTCGATTGTGATGTTTACACGGATAAGTTCTCGTTTTGTTTGAGCACATGCTTGCTCCACAGAGAACGTTTTACCATTACCCGAAAGACCCGTAATGAACGTTGGATAGAACAGACCGGACTTAATAATTTTTTTAATATCAGCGAAGTTACCAAAGCTGACGAAGGTATCATCTTTTGCAGGAATAAGGTTTTGTTTGATAGCAGGCATAGCAGGTAGTGCCTGATAGGTTTGCTCTAGTTTTTCTTGAACGGTCAAGTTCCACTTTCCACGACTAGTTTTGTAATCAGCAAGTTTGTTGGTGACAGTTTGGTAGTTCGCGCCATTCATAGCACACCAGGCACGAATATCAGCAGCAGCAACAGACTCACCATACAACCCTTGAAGGGAAGTGCGAATGAACTCAGGTGAGAGAGACATGTTGTTTGTTTGAACTGAAGTTATTATAGGGTAAAAAAGAGGGATCTCAAATAATCATGGGTCACTTTTCAAACCGACCATACTTAAATTTCATTGCAGCTAGCAACCATGCATCTGTTAATTTCTTAGGACCCTCTAAAAGAACCTTACGGATCTTAGGGTTAGTTTCACTTTGAAGTGCGATTTCTTTCCAGTTCATGCCACCAGAGAAATAAATTCACCAAGAACTTTCTTATTTAGTTTCTTAGTCTTCAAAGACTTGACAAAAGCAGATTTAATCTTTGCTTTTGTTGCACCTTCATCAACTTCAAATTCAGTCTCTTGAGAAAGTGCAGATGCAGAGATACCAAAATATGCATCATATCCAGAGTTTTTGATGCAAAAACTTTTAGTCTTCTTCCACTCAGTTTGAATAGCAGTGTGTTCTTTAGAACCAAGATCACAATACATTTTTATAAAACCACTTGCATCGCGAGAGGAAACGACACGAATACCAATAAAGTTCACTTGTGGAAAATTATCCTTAAGATTGTTCAGAAGAATTTCCGAGAACTTAAAGAAATTATATCCAACAGCATAAGTAGTTCCCAACTTACGATCACGGATAAAGCTAATACCACCGTTCAAACGTTGAGCACCAATATAAGGTTTAGAATCACCAATTTTGATTTCAACGTGACGTGGAAGTGAATTTGCCTCACCATCAGTCAGAACAACACACTGAACTTTCTGTAGTTTATTTTCCTTCTGAAACTTAGGAATGATTTGATGAAGAGAAACCAGTGCTTCATTCAGAGGAGTTCCAGAAAGAGAAAGTCGTTCTGCAATAGAATAAGAAGAACCCCAAGAACTAGAGTAGTAATTAGCAATCCTCCAGATATTAATCATCTGACGCTCAAGTTCCTTACCGTTAGTTTTACTAGTAAGAAGATTCATCATTGAAAACTGATCAGACACACATAGAAGTCCTTCTTTCTTTTCATAATGAGGTTGAGCATTTGATTGAACGTAATTCTCAACTTTATAATCATAATACTGACGAATCCACTCATTAGTGAAAGCATAAACCTCAAAAGGAATGGAAACTTTCTTGCAGAACCAGATAAGGTTGTAAAGTTGCTTACAAGTATTCTTAAGAACACTAGACATTGAACCAGACCAATCAAGTACAAAGATTAAACCATGGTTCTTACCGTCACTCAGAGTGGTAACTTTTCTGAATAGATCTTCATTGTACTTGTGAGTGTGCAGTTTAGAGCAATCCAAGACTCCAGTGCTTGATGTAGTAGCACGAGCATAAGAGTCCGCTGCTTTCTTACATTCAAACTCTTTCACAAGATAATTGACTTCTTTCTGAGCAGACTTTTTGAACTCCTTATATTCAGCATCAACATTGTCAAAGATAGTATCGAAACGGGCACTTTGAAGATTGAAATACTCATCAATGTGATCATGAATCTCAGAATTATTAGCAATGATAGTATCAAGATTTACTTTAGGAAGTTCTGCATAGGTGTTATCAATGCCACTCTTAGACACCAACTCTTTAAGTTTGTCATTGAGAGTATCTACAGTGCGAACTTCACCATCAAAAGTGTCTCCAGCACCAATCTGAGTGTTCAGGTTCTGAGTATCTTGCTTTTCTCTTTCTTCGCTATCGCTGTCACCAGTATCTTCAGAGATTTGGTTTTCAATTTGAGGTATCTGTTTTTTAGTTTCTTCACCAGAACTTTCTTGATCTTGCTGAGGTTGCTGTTGAATGTCAGCAACTTTTTCTTGTTCCTTTTCCTTTTTACAGTGCTTATAGAGTGCTTCAGAAGCAGCAATCACATCTTCAAACGTTTCACAAGCAGCAATCATATCAACCAACCCCTGTTCTTCACCAGAAGAAATGGGAATATCAATATAGTTACCAATCTTGAAGTGAAGATTGATACGATCAGGCAGACTCATTTTAGAAACATCTTCATCCTTTAGAACGAAGAAGTCTTCGTCAGAAAGTTCTTTGTATCCACGATAAAAGGTTTTACCAAGACCCAGATATTTACGCTTCATCAGTTTCTCAATACGAGCATCCTCAACAATATTGATATAGGTATGAGGAATACCTTTGGGTGGATCCTGGTCTGGAGTAAAGAGAGCGTGACCTACTTCGTGTCCGACAAGCATATCATAAACAAAGTTACTTGCTTTTTCCCACTGGGGAAGGGTCAAAACGCGAGTCTGAACGTTGAACTGTGCAGTTTCAACCTGACGATGCTCCACAATTAGATCTTCAGTTGCCAACAGTTTGGCAAGTTGAGATTTGATTTCGTGCGAAACTGCCATTGCTTGGTTGCGTATGAATCTATTATACAAAAAAAGGAGGTCCGAAGACCTCCCTGTAGACACTTATAAAAGTGGTTCAGACTCCCTTCAGGTGGGGTGCTGCCTGATACACGGGTTTACCATCTTTACCTTTCATACCTTTCATATAGTTTTGATATGCAGGGGTGTTACCTTTTTTGTCTGCATTAGTTACGGTATATGCTTCAATGACTGCATTAATTTCTTCTTCAGTCATTGAAAACATTGTTTTGAGTGCTTCAGATTCGGTTGCACCCTCATCAATCAGATGACCCTTGACGATATCAAAGACATCGACTTCTTCCATACTAGACTGATTTTGACGCATAGTGTCTTGTGTTCTGACACTTGGTCTAGCAGTTGGTCTAGGAGTGCGGTTGATTTTTACACCCATTTTTTCCAAACCAGCTTGACCTGCTTTGGTTGCCTTATCAACCATACCTGCCAAACCTTCTTCAACTACTTCTTCAGAATACATTGCATTGTATGATTCTTGAATACTACGCAAATCTTTATAATCCATTTTAAGTAAACTTTTTAAGTATTTATAAATTTACTTCTCTAAACTGTATCAAGAACATTAATGCTTGGAAACCATCCAGTACTTTTCAGAAGTGTAACATCGGCAGCATTGTCTTGACGTTCTCCTGGTGTCACTTCCTTTACTGGTAGGTGACCCATACCCATCTTTTCTGCTAGATCTTTTACAGAAACAGAGTTTCCAGTTCCAACAGATACAGGACCAGTAATGTCACTACTTGCAAGATACCGAATAGCACGACATACATCCTTCACATGAATCCAGTCTCGCTTATGATTCGTGACATACTTAGCAGTTTTATCCTGAAGCATACGATACATCATGTCCTTCCTACTATCAGGACCATAAACTGTTGTGAAACGCATTCCCACTGAATTCTTTGGTGCCATCATTTCATTTACCCATTTTGTCATCGCATATGGATTTTCCCAGTAGTCTTCTTCTACTGCACTAGAAGACGCATAAAGGAGTCTAGTATTTGTTTCTTGACACCAGTCAAAGAGTGGTTTTGCTTTGACTACATTGTTCTCATAAAACAGTTGGGGATTTTCAAGACTGTCTCTAATGTTTGCATATGCTGCAAGATGAACTACAAGATCATAGTCACCTCCAGAAAAACTACTCACATCATCAGGTCTATCAATACCATCAACGTTTACATTTCCAAGTTCTTCTTGCCAGTCCAAATAAACATTACTACCAATAAAACCTTTATGTCCTGTGATCAATACTTTCATTTTACAATTCCACTAAAACCTTTTGTTTTTTCAAACTTCACAACATTTTCAAATTTGTCTTCCATTCCACTCTTATGAGAGATGACAAAAACATTTGCGTTTTTAATCACATACCTGATGATTTTAAGAAACTCTTCTGTTCCAAATCCATCAAGGGAAGAATCAAAAATCTCATCAAGAATAAGGAGGTTTGTATTAGTTGAATTTTTTAATTTTGCAACTTCCCTCCAAGTGAAGAGAAGTGCTAGGTCAATACGTTGTTTTTCACCTTCACTGAAAGAAGAATAAGAAAAGTCTTCATGAATAGGGGATTGAATCGTTTCGTTGAACTCTTCATCTAACGTAAAGTTAATATAGAAATCCATCATCTGAAGATATCTATTAACCTGTTGGTTAATCAGAGGTAAATATTTTTTGATGATTTTGGATTTTACTCCACTGTCCTTTAACAAAGAGTATGAAAAGTCATGATATTGAATCAGATTTTTTTCCCCAGACAAGTCATCATATACTTGTTTTAAGTTTTCTTTGAAGATATCTAACTTTTCATTCTCAGCAGTTCTATTTGCAAGTTGTTCGGTAACTTTTTGAATTTCCGATTCCAGATCTCTGACTTGTCGTTGACATCCAGCGATCTTAGTATTGTTTTGAGAAATGCCATGTGTTAGGGAAGTGATCTCCTTTGATAGAACAGTAAATTGACGCTCTCGTTCTTCCTCATTTTTAATTGCCTCCTCCAGATCTTTATATCCAGATTGCAACTCTTTTGCTTTATTTTGAGCGTCTTCAATTTTATTTAACCGAAACGATTCTTCTATATCCTGAGTACAGGTAGGACAAACCGTATTCTGTGAGAAAAATTTATGTTCCTTAGTAATAGTTGATACTTTGTTAGAAATCTTTCCCTTTAGATTACCAAATTTACGAAGTTTTTCCGTAGCACCACTATAACTTTCAAGTTTTCCTTGGAGTTCAAATAGTTTTCTATTTTTTTCTTCGTTGACTCCCATCCAATTATTTTCTTCTACAAGGAGTTTGCCAATCTTAAATTCTTTATCCTCAATATTTTTCTTTCCACGGTTCTCAAGTTCTTCAATAAAGTTCTCCTGCATCTGAACTTTATCACTAACAGATTCTTTCTTGAGTTCTAAGGTGCGAATATTATCCTTGATACCCCGAATCTTTTCTTTCAGAATATTATTCATTGAAGAAAAAATCTTAATATCCAACAAGTCTTCAATAACTTCTCTGCGACTTGATGTCGCCAGTTGCATAAATGGAACAAAGTTACTGCTACCCAAGATGACAATCTGAGTAAAAGACTTATAGTTCATCTTAAGAATAACCTGTTCCAGAAACTTCTGTTGCTCTACTGCCGAAGCATTCTGGTCTAACAAAGTATCATTTCTATAAATTTCAAATAAACTTGGCTTGATTCCTCTACGAATCATCCAGTTAGTAGAACCAATAGTAAACTCAATCTCTACAAGACAATCCTTTTCATTCGTAGAGTTAATGAGTTGTGGTTTATTAATCTTACGAAAAGATTTTCCAAACAATACAAAAGTTAACGCATCTAAGATCGTTGACTTACCTGCACCATTATTGCCAATGATAAGAGTTGTAGATTCTTTATTCAGTTCAACTTCTGTAAATTGATTTCCGGTAGAAAGAAAGTTTTTCCAACGGATTTTTTCAAATAATATCATTTACTTCAGGGGGAATCACAAGGTCATCTTTTGTTATTATAGCATAATTATGATCGTGGACTTCACAGATAGATACAACTATCTCTTTATCAACTTCCATTACATGCATTTCAGGATATTCTTCCTCTTCTAGCATCATAGCAAATCTAACGGCATCATCTTCTTCTTCAAAGATGTATAGTGTTTGATTTCCTTCATCATCTATAACACTATAAGCACCATCATCTTCTCTGCCGTCAATTGTTAAAATAAACATTATACCATTTCGCAAGCTTCTTGATAGACTTCAGAAATAAGGTTTTGAACAATAGACTTATCAAGATCTATTTTTGCTTCTTCCACATATCTATTCAAGATAGAAAGAGTATCTTCTGACTCAAATGCTTCAAACTCTTCATTCTCTTGAATTTGAAAGTTCTCAACAATCTTGAGTTCAGAAACATTTGAGGCATAAAGTTTATCTACAAACTTTTCAAAATTTTTAAGATCAGTCTTTTTACGAACAATGATTCGTACAATTTTGTTCTCATATTCTCTAGTATCAAATGTTTGATAAGAAGTATCTTCATAATAGATGTTATAGAACATTCTATGAGGATTATCTACGTGAGTGTGTTCCAGAGTCTCTGTATCAAAGATGGTGAATCCTCTCCGATCACCGACATCTGACCAGAACATTTCGTATGGATTTCCCAGATAGTATACCCGTCCATTATCCGATCTAGTGTGATAGTGACCGCTGAAGACCTTGGAGTACTTTGAATATAACTCGCAATCATGACCATGCTCCATGACGATTTGTTTATTAACTCTAAATCCTTGGAGTTCAAGGTGCCCCATCGCGACTTTGCAAATTGAACTTTCAATACGTTTGAAAGTCTTGTCTTGATTTTCTGCATTAATCCATGGGATAAACAACGTTTTTAAGTTTCCTAACTTTACTTCAGTTGCCTCTGAGTAGACATTAACGTTTTTATATTCCCGTAGGAGTAAGTCTACAGAGTTAACATCGTTGGTATTCTTGTAATATGTGGTGTGATTGCCAACGATTGTATGAACTTTTATACCAAGATCATGTAGGCGATCGTAGTAATTATTCTTTGCCCATGCTAGTGCAGAGAAGTCAATGCCTTTACGACTGTCAAAGGTATCTCCCATATCTACAACTGTGGTTATCCCGTACTGTTCCAGCGTCGGGAAAAACACATCATTATAGAACTTTAGAAAGTAATCGTGAAATAACTTAGAGTTTTTACGAGCACCAAAGTGTTGATCGGTAATGATTGCAATTTTCATTATCCACGCAGTTTAGAATGGACATTATCCTTGATTTGATTATACTCGGAGTAGTTCGATCCGTCAAGGGTGTTGTTGTCGTCAAACACCTCACTGTAACCAGATCGTTCAATAATCTTGTTTTTGATTTCTAATTGCTTTTTCTCTTTTTGAATACGTCTGAGAAATGCATAATGAATGATCTGCGTAAAGTAAGCAAAAGGATTTTGGGATTTCTCAGGATTAAAATTATGTATGTACTGAACGCAATTTTCGATTCCATCAGAGATCATGTCCTCCTTGAACATGTAGTTAACAAAGTTTGGTTTAAATGATAGATGATTTGCAATCTTTAAAAAACACTCACCAATGTAGCGTGGAATAGGAGGTTTCGTATCCCATCGTTTTGCTCTTTCAGACTTATCTTGTTCTTCTAAATTCTTTCCAAACTTCTTTCTATAAGAAACTTCGACATTGCATCGATGTTCAATAAGAGCAGCAAGGAATTCTTTATTGTTGACGTAATGTTCCGATCTTTTTCTTTTTGCCATTCCTGATTGAATCATAAAAATATCTCATATTATCTATAAATTATACCATTTAGTTAAATACTTGACAAGTACTCAAATCATCAGTAGGATATCTTTGTTAAGGTTGATAAGACAGCTATAGCTTACCTTTAAAGCTTAACTATTCTCGTAGAGTTTTTCTAGAATTTCTTTAGCATCATTGACATTAGAGATATATCCCATTTTTCTAGACATTTTTGTCTTAGATAAATTACTCGAAAGTTTGCTTGTTTGTCTTACATAAGATTGATATAAAGATATTATTTCAATATCAGATGATTCACTCATTGTTATAACATCATCTAATTTAAGAATAAACATATCATCAGTAGTAGTTTTTAACCATGGTTCCATTTTATAACCAAACTGTTTACCAGATTTAGTTTTAATTTCTGATATCGTAATAGGATAAGACAATACAATGTAAGTTCTATCTTCCTCTTCGGATGCTGCTACTTTGGCAAATATTTCTTCACCTGTGTTTAATTTTAGGGTTGCATAAAAATCTTCTTCCATATTAACTCTTTAATTGAATAGTGATTATCTCATAATTAAAGTTCTCTTCATTATAAATTTTAATTCTTTCTATGAGATGGTTTAGTGTGTAGTTTTTCCTTGAATTGTAAGTACAATCATCAGAGATGTCGTAGAGTATTGCTTTAGTTTTATTTTTTCCTTTCCTAAGTACTCTTCCAATTGATTGTAGATTTCTAACTCTCGATTTACTGGGTGAAGCAAAGATCACATTATGGAGGTTCTTAATGTTAATACCAGTAGAAAAAGTTCCATAAGAGGCAACGATGATTGCATTATTTTCTTTTTCTGTTATCTCTCTTACCAACTCCCTCTCTTCAGTATCAACGCCACCGTGTATAAAAAATACTTTACGGTTCTCACCCTTGCTGCTATTTATCTTATCAAAAAGAATTGCTCCATGTGATTCAACACGACTAAACAAGACAAGGGTATTGCCTTTTAAATCTAATGCTAAGTTAGTAATAAATTTATTTCGTTGTTCATGTGAAATAAGATATTGAATCTCATCTTCATATACTTCAAACTTGTGAGGAGGATGTTTTAGCACAATACATTGAATATCAAGTTGAGAAAGGTGTCCCTGTTTCATCAACTCGTCTGTTCGTGTAACTTTATATGATGGTCCAAAGACTCCCTCTAAGACCCATTTATGCGTCTGTGTGCCGTCTAAAGTTCCTGTGAAACCAAATCTATACTTGGCATGATGAAGTTTGGTCATAATTGAAATAAGAGACTTGCTCTTAAATAGGTGTGCTTCATCTCCTATAACTACATTGTAGTCTTCAAAGAAAGTTCTATCTAACTTATAGACAGACTGCCAAGTTGTGATGGTTACTGGTGCATCATTACTTTTTTCACGACCAGAATAGATACGGTGGCAATATGAGTCAGCATTCCAACCATAATCCAAAAAGTCCTTGTACATCTGTTCTACAAGAGATGTCGTTGGAACAACTAAAAGAATTTTTTGTCCTTTATCCACATAATATCTTACGAGGGAATAAATCATTAAGGATTTGCCACTCGCTGTGGGGCTTATCAATAGCTTTCGATTATGTCGTAAAGCATCATATACTCCCTCAACCTGATACTTTCTGGGAGTATGAGCACAAATAGAGTTCATGTAGTCCTTGACTCCTTCAAATGAAATTTGTTCATTGATCTCAAAAGGAAGTCCGTAGAACTTATTACTTTCAAATTTATAAGTGTATCCGTAGTTGTTACAGAAAGATATAATCTTATCTAACAGACCGACATAGATCTGCTTTGATCTCATATCGTATAGGTGAATCTCTCCGTTCCATTGCCTATTGCGATATTGAGGCATAAATTTCATATTGGGAACTTCAAACTTGAAGTGATCCCGCAACTCATATTCAATATGAGGTTCTGTATGAATTTTTAAAAATACTTCGTTAGACTTAGAAATAACAAGATTTACTGTCGTGTCAGTCACATAGGTCCATTCATCTAAAAATATTTATTGTATTTTATAAAACTTATAATCAATAATTGCCTTGTACAATTAGTCTATATTGAATTTATATTCAAGCACAACTCTATACAGAAAATTTTTAAGATAATAAAGTCTTTCCTGTTCACTTGGATCTCCACCAGACCATTTGTCAAGATGAACTGAGACAGATTTATAAAGAAGATATGCGTCTTCGGGACCAAATTGTAGTTCTATATAAGTTCCTTCTGGATCAAAATCTTCATTTTCATAAACCCATTCTTCGCTCATTAACCCAATCCTGACTGAAAACGAATGAACTCTATAGCGTTTTTAATCTGATATGTGCGATTTTGAATTACCTTCAGAATACTTTCCAAATAGTTAAGCATCGTATCGTAGTATTCAACTTTCAAAGATACAGAAGATAACTTATTATCTGCGTCGAGATATTTTTGCATTGTTTCTTTATCTCTAATTTTCTTTGGAAATGGGTTATCAATATAAACTTCTGGATCTGCTTTACCTGAAAAGTATTCATACCTTTCATGGCGAATATTTTTCTTCTGTTGTTCCGCTTTCTTTTTAAGTAGAACTATGTTATTGTATATATCAAAGTACTTCGCATGAAGTGTTGGAATATTCAAAGATTCGGTATGAAGGTTATCAATATCAATTTTTGAATCTTCCACCCACATCTTTTGGATGGTATCCAAATCAAAACTCATAAGGGATTGCCGTTTTTATCTAGTATATCATAGATAGTATACTTGAAAGTGACCTCTGATGTAAAGTATTCAATGTCAACATCTGTGGCATCAAAAGATAAATCTGTTAATTGATATGGAAACATATCTTTAAACTTAACTTGGAAGTTGATATTATTACTACTGTTTAGAATGAAAAGAGTGCCATCTGAATAGATGTCCATAATCTTTTCTCTATTTGCTTCAGTATATCTTTTACTATTCTGAAGGTCATATATTTCTTCAAGAGATTCTGGGAATCCTAATCCACGAATCCACTTTTGCATCTCCATATAGTTTTCAAGATTCTCATCGACAATAAACCTTAACGTAAAGTCCTGAAAATCTATCTTATCTCCAGGAACTGGAATATTTTTAAGGTAAGTTGGTTGTTCTGCTATACCAAGAGTTATGCCTGGTACGTTTGCAGAATTACCAAAAAATGATACTTTAGGAGTTCGATTCAAAATAAATTTAAATCCAACTGGAGATAGAAAATTTCTATTCTGTATCTGGTTGGCAAATGCGTTTGATACTGCCATTATCTCAGTTTTATATTTATTTAGATAAAAAAAGAGGGGGTCCGAAGACCACCCTCTGAAGAACGATGTGAACCGAATGGATCACATGATGTTCTTGACAGCAACGCGACGATAGTAGCGGTTCTTATTGACCTGGAGGCGTCCCAGACCCTGCTCGGTTCCTTCTGCGAAGGGGTTCGCGACAAGACCGTAGCGGGTCTTGAAGCCGATTTTAGGTTGGAAGGAGTTCTCTCCAACTGCACGAACCATCTGAAGAGGAACGTATGGGCAGTAGAACACACCTGCGTCATAAGGCGAAGAACCCTTATAACCGACGACGTAGTACTGGTTAGAACCTTGTGCCAGACCACCGTTGTTAGCAGCCAGGTTGGAAGCATAAGGATCGATATAAACACGATACTTACCTTGCAGAATACCAGCAAAGGTGTTACCAGAATCATCAACGTTCAGGTTAGCGTTGAGTGCGGGGGTGTAGTCGAGTACACCAGCCATGGTCAATGCAGAAGCAACGTCTGCAGAACACAGGATGATGTTACCCTTTCCGCGACGAGTTCTTTGTGCAATGCGGTTTGCATCACGCTCGATTTGGAACAGGAGACCCTTGAACTTCTCAACACTCCAGCGACCGTTGGAGTCAACGTCGAGGTCGAATACACCAGCAGTAGCGGTGTTCTCAACAGCGCCTTGTTCAGCAACCTTATAGATGGTTCTGATAACTTCGCGGTTGATCTCAGCCAGAATCTCAGTAGAGAGAATGTTAGCGAGTTCCGCTTCAGCGTTCAGACCGTGGATTGCCTTAAGGTCTTGTGCGAGTTCCAAAGAGTACTCTGCCTTCAGAGCTCTGGACTTAGCGGTTACGGTGACTTTCTCGATAGAGAATGCCATCTGGTTGAACGCATTACCTGCGCTACCATCCAGACCTTCTGCGTCATCGGTACGCATACCCTGACCGACATCATATGCGGTGGAGGTTGCAGAACCAACAGGGTTCAGGATTGAGGGGTTAGAACCAGACTGACTGGTAGTACCCATACCAGCAGCAACGTCTGAGAACCCGTTAGTGAGGTCGTTGCCTGCATCCTGACCAGAGAATGCGGAATCAGGCTCGTTGAAGAATGATTCGTTACCTGACTGGTTGGTATAACGCGAACGCATCGCGAAGATAAGTCCAGTAGGACCACTCATTGGTTGAACACCAGCCAGGTCATATGCGACCAGGTTAGGCATTGAACGTCTGATCAAGGAGATCAGAACGGGGTCGAAACCTGCGGTAGGTCCTGCAGCTGCTGCAGATCCAGTGAATCCACCATTACCGGCAGAGTTAGTAGGTGCTTCGTTAAGCATTCCACTTTCAGAGAAAGCAGACTGCTCACGCATAAATTTTTCTTGGTTTTCTAACAGGACAGCGGTGACGGCTCTTCTATGAGGATCAGAGATCTTGTCACAACCTTCGTGGTTGAGAAGAGGTGCCCACTTTTCCTGCAGATGCTCGGATTGGAACATTTGCTATTACCTTAATAAGTGTTTGTTTACGTTTGAATTATATTAAATTCAATTATTTGCTAAAGGAACCTAGGGTTCTGAGGTATGAATCCATAGAACCAGTATATGATTCTGCAGAAACATCTACACCTTCAGAAAGGGTTTCAGTTTTAGCAGAAGAAGACTGTGGCTTAGAGGAGAAATATGACTCCTTAAGTGTCTCCAGCTTTTCACGATATTCTTCTTCACTTTCAAACTCAACACTTTCAGAAAGTGAGGCGAGTTTCTCCTTCTGGGTCTGAGCGAGACCTTCGGATACGTGATCAAGAATACTATCGGCAACAGACTCAGCGAGTCTCTTGTTTAATCCGATATTCTTCTCAATCTGCTCATTGAGTTTTGTCTCCATATCATCAAGTTTTTCTACCATGCTCTCAAGTACATCATACTTATCTTCAGGGATTGTTACATAATGTTCTTCAAAAAGACCCTTCATTCCTTCAAGGAAGGATTCGGTCATTTCGGTCTTAAGACCTTGTTCGATGGCGAGCTCGTTTTCGTTAACCCACTCATCAGCAACATACTCAAGGTAAGAATCAACTCTTTCCTTGAGTTCTACGGTTTCTTCGACTAAACGTTCTGTCAGTCTTTCTTCGTACTGTGCTTCTAATGCTTCTTTGACTTCAGCGACCTTAGTATTGATTGCTGCTTCAAAAATGGTTTTTGCTTTTGCTTTGAAGTCTTCGGAAAGATCTTCACCGCCAAGCAGAGCATTGACATCTTCTTCGATGTCATATTCGGGAGTTGCTTCAGCAACTACTTCTTCAGTAGCAACTTCTTCAGTAGCAACTTCTTCTTCCTCGAGTACTTCTTCAGTATCGAGTTGCTCCTCTTCTTTCATACCCTTCATTGGTTCTGCTGCTTTGGAACCTTTGTTTACTACGTCCTTAACTTGCTTAAGGGTAGCACCGGGCGTTTTCAGTTTTGCTGAATCGTCATCGGGTTTGTAGTTCTCGGGGGTGGGACCACCGAGATCTTCGTAGGAACCTGCTACTGAAGTATCCATTGCGTCTGCGGGCTTAGCACCTGCATTAACAGCAGTTTTGGATTGCTTTGTGCCTGCTTCCATTTCTTGTAAATTTTTATCACGCGACATTTTGACTCTCCGTCTAACCTCTGAATTAATCTATATTTATTTATAGAATTATAAATTTGAAAGAAACTGATTAAACAAATTTAACTTTTGTTCATCAAGTTGCTTTTGATCTACTAACGTATTAATATGTTGGTATGTTTTCTCAGCATACTTCTCACGAAGAATGCCGCCATCCCACACCCAGTCTTTACCTTCCATAATACCCTCAACAAAAGCATCGGGTGCAGAAGGATCTGCTACAATATCAGCAGCAGTTGCAAGCATAAAATCATCACTTACAATATTAACACCTTCACGAGTCTGCTTTAATGAACCAATACCACGAGATGAAACTCCAAGTTTTACGCCTTCATCGATAAGTGAAGATGCAATTTTACCCATAGGGGTACTTAAAATTTTTGCTTTACCAATAAAGTTAGATCCACTCTCTCTTAAAGAAATAATCTTATGAGATACACGATCTAAATTTACTGTTGGTCCATCAGGATGACCAAGTTCTCCAAGTGCTCTACCTGATTGAACATGATTTTCGTTATAGCGCGAAACTTCTTTACGAAGAGTATCCATAGGATACATACGACCATTACGGTTCTTGATGTTTCCTTGAAGGAATACTCCCTCAATATACATAGACTTTTTGCCGTTCTTAGATTCGACAATAAATTCTACTGATTCTACTTCTTCTCTAATTAGTTTCATCAGGCTGCTCCGCTAATTTGTACTTGTTGTGTGTAGAGTGCTCCAGTTCCTTGATCAGTGATCGCTGCAACTTTGATTGAATTTCTCAATGATGTATCGGGATCGTTAAATGCAGTTCCAATACCTGATGTATCTGTTCCGACTGTAATTCTAGTTGAAAAGAAACCATCAACATTTGCAGAAGTTGCAACTGCAGTTACTGGTTTATGACTAAAATTATAATAATCTTGTCCACCATTATCTGAAGTTGATAAGGAAACATAATCTCCTACACCAAATGGAGATGCTTGACCTTCAGGAAAATGAATGAAAGTAGTTGCTCCGCGAGTAACATCAACAACTCTTGCAGATCCGTTATTGATAGCAATAGTTGCAGTGGTTCCTGCTGGCACGGCATAATCGTTCAAAGTTGCAGTCGGTTCAGTTCCAATTGCAACAAAGGTATTACTATCTGTAGCAAAAAGTCTGAGTGCCTGAGATTTCCCAGTAAAAGCAGCAGATTTCGATGAACTTGTTGACGTAGAAAACGAGACGCCAGACCCGACTGGTCTATGAGTCATTATTCTTATAATACATTTATTACTTATTTATTACTATTCTTCTTCTGAAGAATATTCTTGGACATTATTAAACATATCACCGGCAATAATAGGTTTAATCATTTCAATTCTCTTTCCAGATTTTGCAAAAAGAATATCTTTAATCTTGTCAGTCACTTGAGATGGACTCTCATCGGAGATAATCGCATTCATTAATTCATCCATCGGTTTAAATTTGTAATTTGTTTTTATTTATCAGATTTCTCCACCTTCTGGTGGTTCAACTGAAGTTTCGTCAATTTCAGGTTCTAAAACAGGAGCACCCAAGTCTCCACCACCAGGTGCTGCTAATTGTCCAGTTGCTGGATCAACTTGCATTTCTGCCGGATCAGGAATTATGCCTGCTTCTATTTCTTTTTCAATCAGCATATTTTGTTCGATGATCTCTTGATCAGTCTGACGGAGAACCTTACGACGCAAATAGTCTTGGGAGAAATACTTACCCACATAAGGTTCTGCTTGCTGAACCATACTCAACCTTTCGTTGAGAAGTTCTGCTTCTTTCAGTTCTGCAAAATGGTTATCATACATGAAATCATACTGAATATGCTCACTCATAATCTCCCAATCTTGGGGAGTGATAACATTCTTAAGAATGAGTTGAGTTTTCAGCATATCATTGAACATTGCAGAAAATCTCTTTCTCAAACGTCCAACAAACTTACTGAACTTAACTTCGTCTCTAAGAATTTCAGAAGAACGACCAAGGTTAAACCCACCTTCTCCACCAATACGTGAAGTAGGAACGTTCAAGGCACGATAAAGTTTTTCTTGGAAATACTTAATATCAGTAATTTCTCCAAGGTTCTGCCCACCTGGTAAAGTTGTAATTTCAGTACCACGACCTCCTTCGCGACGAGGTAACCAGAAATCCTCAAGCATACTCATATGCTTTTTATCATCACGAACTTCTCCAGTACTAGAATCATACACAAGTTTGTTACGGTATCTACTCATAACATCACGCAGATACTGTTCTGCTTTCTGTTTAGGTAGATTGCCAACATCAATGTAGAAGATTCTACGTTCTGGTGCTCTACTCAAACGATAGATTACCAAAGAATCCTCAATCATACGAAGTTGATTGAGTGCCTTAATTGCTTTGTGTAGATACGAAAGAGTTGATCCCTTATTTCTATCTACAAGACCAGAAGTGCAATATGAAATTGCATCTCTTGCAATTTTGATATCCTTACTTGCTCCAGCCATAGAACTGGGACTAGTTGTAGAATAAACTGACTTGGGATTGTATACAAAATACTCTTCAATCTCAGGGAATTCATATTCCATGGGATTGTTTGATTGATAAACCGCCAAACGAGAATCTTTTTCCTGCTTTTTCATTTGACGAACATAACGAATCTTAAGTGAGTCAATATAACGAAGTTCTTGAATACCGTTTTGGGGATTTTTCAAGTCAATAATTTTGTGGTAATATAAACGACCGTCGATATACCAGTTTCTGTAGATTTCGTGTGCTTTCTTATCAAAATCTAAAAGGTCAAGAATATATTTAAACTCTTGTCTAATCTTTTTCTTAATGCCATCACTGGCATTCAAGTTAGAAAGTTCAATCTCAACAGGAGTATCATTAGTATCTGATACAACCGCTTCATTTACAATATCTTCAATTGCACTGTCTGCTTCTGGATGAAGTGACATTTCACGATATCGTTTGATTAAATCAAACTCAGTTTTATATACACCTTCAATGTCAACATAAGAACCAAAAAACCCACTGCTCAAATAATGGTCAGACCCGTCCTCATTATTAGGAGGAACGGGCGAGACCGCAGCGGGTGATAATTGGTTTTTATCCTCAATAGAGAAGCCAAAGAGTTTTGTCATTATTTAAGGTTTGAACTTTTCCTCAAACTATTTATCAAGCTCCAGTACCAGGTGCTTCTGGGAAGTAGTACTGAACTTGGAAGTCAACGGTAAACTCTTCGATTGCATTCTCACTATCGTAAGAAAGTCCGATTTCAGAGATAGAAGTTGGGAAAATATCGATGAAACGATATTGTGCCAAAATTCTAGAGTTATCTCCAGTTGTGTTAGTTCCCTGTTGATTTGACTCACTTCTACCGAGTTGATAAACAACTGCGTTACCCATATAAGAGTTGGGATCGGTAAGACCGGAGTGGTCTCCATATTGAGCCATGTTTTGAATCCATGCCTCAAATGATCTTCTATGGGAGAAGTCCTCATCGTTGATGATGGTTACCGACCATGGTTCTATAGTTCTATCTCCAGCAATCTTCAGAGTGCGACCTCTAAAGGGAACTTCGATAGGAGTAACATTTGAACCAGGAAGTGCTGCAGTTTTGCAGAGAAATCTGAAGTTTTCAGAGTCAAATGAACCACTACCACCATCACCTTGGACACCAAGGTTAACAGCGGCTGGGAAGGTAACGTCCACCTCGAATAGATTAGGACGTGCGCCACCCCCGGTAAGTTTTGACTTAAAAGATGAGATTCCGCGAGTTGGAATTTGTGCCATTGTTAGTTTCCTCCTTTAGTAATTTATAATATATTAGTATCAAACTCTGCCAGCGACTTCTTGGAAGTCAACTCCAGTTCTAGTAGCAACGAAGGTAAGGGTGACGTAGTTGATAGACTTAGCAGGCTTCAGGAAGATGTCTGCTCTGAACTCATTATTATCAATGACATCAGGAGTGTTATTCGTTTCGTCGCAGATAACAAGGAATCCGTAGATTCCACGTTTTGCTTGAATATCACGGAGATATGGTTCAACAATGTTGACGAAGTTTGCTCTAGTGATTTGATCGTTCAATTCAAACAGTTGTGCTTCTGCCGATCTTTCAAGTGCTTGCTCAACTGTGAGGAACAAACGACGGACATTAATACGATCAAACGCAGAAGCGAATGTAAGACCAGTCTTGTCGCCAAAGAGGAGAACGCCAGTGCCAGGTTGATTAACAATAGAGTTAATTCTTAGCGGATAAAGTAAATCTCTCTGTGCTTTATTTGGGTTATATGCAAGTTTAATTGCATTATTAATAATGCCTCTTTGCTGACCTGCAGGCGAGAACCATGGGAAAGCATTGATTGATGTTCGAACCATCAAACCAGCAACATCTCCATTGGTTGGAATGTAGCGGAATCTATCATTGAAACGGTCGTAAGTGTACTTATAACCAGTATCAAATACCGCGTAAGATGAAGAGGAAAGTGGAGAGTAGAACTCAATGACATTATTCGTCTGAGTTGTTGTATTTGTAATGTTTACAACGTCTGCTCTATGTGGAGAAATGACTGCCATACAATCTTTTCTTTGACCAGCAATAGCAATCAAGGAGTTTGCTTTTGCTTGCGATTCAAACTTAGTGCTGCATCCAGGTCCCATGATCAGGTAATCTACTGCTACCTCATCTTTATTATCAAACAACTCATATGCAGTCTTAATATTTGCAAGAGTTGCGGTCATTCCATTAATTGAGGAATAATCAACTCCACCTTTAAAGGTGTAGGTGGTATTTCCGATTGCACTAAATGTAACTCCTTGTACCTTTTGATTCCAAAGACCTGCTGCCTCTGTAATTGCAGTGTAACCGCTGGAGAAACCAGTTGCTAATGGAGTTGTGTTATTGTAAGTATCATTTCCTGCAGAAGGATTATCCCCAACATAAACGTTATCGGAATAGACTGCAAGATAGTTCTTCCACCAGTTCTTGGTTGGTGCATCAGTATCTGATACAGAATCAAGTGCCTTGGAAAGATTGGTATGCTTCTCAAGTAAATTGCCTTGAATACCAGTTACTGAACCAGTATCATCAACAACTGCAACGTGAAGACCATCGTTCTTACCGTTTCTACCACTTGCATATCCAGTGGTTACTGGTTTTGGTGCAATAGACTTCCAATATATAACGCTATTGGTAAGTGCAAGTGTTTGCTCTCCATACCAGTCTTTCTTTGAAGTAACACTGGTTACTGAACCGTTACCAGTGCTAATGCCAGCGTTGTTCTTAAATCCGATAGTATCAGATGCTTGGAATTCTGCGTTAGCATTTCCTTCAGCATAAGTGATTGGATACTCAACATCCAAATCGGTAGTTGCGGTAGAGACTCTAGAAAGAATCTTAACGTCAAAGGTGCTGTTTCCAGTTGTAGATGCAGTTCCAACACCAGTAATAATGCCCTTGATGTATCCAGTGAATCCAGAAGTTCCACCAACACCAGGAATAACTGCGTTAGTCAATGCAGTTGTAACACCAAAACCAATTGTTACACCAGCAGCACTAGGATTTGTTGTAGTAATACCAATGCGTTGGTCTGCAGCATCGTCAATGACACAAACCTTTAGTTCGTTTGCCCAAGAACCGGGGTTCTTTGCAGCAAAGACATAGTTGGGTTCGGTCTCTGAATAGTTTGCTTCATAATCATCAAAGTTTTTAATTTTGATGGAAGTAGACGCCATGCTGACACCAGCATTTGCATTGTTGAGGGTAGTTCCATCTGCTCTCACAACCTTAAGAACACCACCATACGAAAGGTATGATGCTGCGCTCATCCAGTACTCATACTGGGCGTCAGTTGAAAGTGGTTTTCCGAAGACGTTAATCAGGTCTTGCTCTGTGGAAATATCAATAGGTTCTTCAACTGGACCAAGTGCAAAGGGACCCGCAATTGCTCCAATATTATCTAATACATTATCAGCTCTTCCGACAGTTAAATCAACCTCTCTGACGAGTACGCCTGGAGATAATTGTGGAGTCGCCATGTTTCTCTCCTTTAATTTCTCAGTTTATCTAAAAAATATTTATTAAAAAGTCACTTTTCAGACGGGAAACAATGCATGAACATTCTACCAGTCAGGATACTCCCAAATAGTATTTGATTTATTCTTTCTAGTTTCTCTAACTCTACGAATAGTACATTGCTTACACTCATATGAATATGAAGATGGCAACGATCCACCTTTTCTTATCCTATAAAATCCATCAATTAAGTTTTTAATCTCACCACAAGTTCTACATTTTCTATCACTGAGAAGTAAGTGACTGAGTTTTATCTGACCATCTAAATCCATCAGTTGTAATCCCACATATATGACATATCACCATATTCGCCAACTGAAGCATTGGACCAACGATCACCTTGAGCATCAACAAAATTATCTTCACCTAGACCATCGTCCAAGAATCCAAATGGTGCCATATCCTGTTCAATTTGATTCTTCTGTTCTTCATATAATCTCTTACGAACATCCTGATCGGTTAATTCTTTGAAGTAATCCTGTGCAACCATCCATGCATAGATTACCAAACACATTGCAAGGTCATCATTACATCCTTCTTCTGCTTCAAATGAGTTATGCTTTTGAATGAACGTAGTTAGTTCTGAAATAATTTCATAGTCATTGAATATAAGTTTACTCTCCTCAATCATTGTTTTGAGGTTGAGTGATCCGACTTTCTTAACAGTCTTGGACATCTTGACGCCAAGTTGTGTCTTTTTGCCAGAGAAACCCTGCCCAACAACTTGACCTGCTCTACCTCGCATAGAACACATCAGTAAGTTCTGATACTCTAAGTCATATTGAAGAATAGATGCTACTTGATCACCAATATCATTGACTTCACAAAGAATATATGCTGCATTATAGTTCTTTGCAACTTCATATATGATATTTGGGAACAACATTGGTTTGATTTCATTATTCCTATATTTTGCCACAATATTGTGTGGAAATTTAGTAATATCAACTACAACAAAAGCAGAATAGTCTTCACTAACTCCACGAGCAACGTCAACAGTCATAATATAATCATGCTTATCGATCACATGTTCATAGATATCTAACCCAGCATTGCGAGTAATTGGATTATCATAAATTAGAGTTCTTAATTTGCTTGGAGCGATCAGAGTATTAACAGATCCTAGAAACTCACATTCAAACTCAACCTTGAATTGTGCTTCTGAAGTATTTGAGATTGTTGTTTCTTTCCACTTAATATCTCTACCTGGAACTTCTGACCAATGGACATCTGTGGGAATATACTCACTCTTACCTTTCTCTGCATCATGCCACATACGGTAGAAGTGATTCATGCCGTGTGGCGTTGACACAATAATTACTTTGGTGTTTTTACCAGAAGTAATAGTAGGATAAACAGATGCAAAGAACGAGTCTGCAACATGGTTTGGAACGAATGCGAATTCGTCGAGGAAGAGAATGTTAAACGACATGCCTCGTACAGCACTTGCAGACGTAGAAGCTGCCAATATCTTACTGCCATTCTCTAACTCCAGAGATCCTTTGTTCCATGAAATAATACCCTGCTGCATCCATTTGGGCAAGTTCTCATATGCAGTCTGTAACCTTCCTAAAAGTTCTCTAGCAGTCGCTGCTTTGTTAGCAAGGATGCCAATATTAACAGAGTCATTGAATACCGCATAATGAAGAAGATAAGAAACAACTGTAGTACTTTTGCCAGTTTGACGGGGCATTTTACAGATGTTAAATCTATTCTCATGAAAATTGTTAATTAACTTTTCTTGGAAATGGTATGGATGAAACTGAGTAAGACCTTCATCCAAAGAAACAATTTTTATATAGTTATTAGCAAAATATACAGGATCTTCTTTGCATCGCATAAACTCAAGAACTTGTTCTTGAGTAAATTCAATTGCAGTATTTGCTTTTTTTAGATTGGGATTACCAAGATATACATTATCAGACATAAATTACTCAACAGTTCCAAGCTCTAAGTGATTTGTTAATCCTGCTATCGGGATCACTAGCAGTCTTCTTACTAGTTAGTTTCTTTTTCATACCTTTCATTCTAGCGCAGAAGGATGCCCTCCTGGGATTTCCAACCTTTTTGCTTGGTGCTTTAAGGTCAGATCCTGGATTTTCCTTTTCATAAGACTTTCGTCCTTTTTCGTTGAGTCCACCTTCTTTATTTTTTCCTGATTTTTTTGTCCATGCTGCACCTTCTGAGTGGAACATTGGTTCTCCTGGTTCATAGTTAGATACTACGAAAGTGTACAACTTTCCACCAGGATAGATTTTCTCTATCTGATCCTGAACATCTTTCCTACTTGGTTTGCTAATTTGAGGGAAGAACATCTTAATAGAATAATACTTGCCTTTCCATCCAAGATTAACCATAACAATATTTCCAGTCTTCGCTGGAATTCTTACTGCTTCAGATACCTCTTCAGTACCTTTTGCTGGCATTGAATTTTCATCCCAATAATTGCCACCATAAGCACACTCTTCTCTTGTTTCATTCTTTTCGCACTTAGGGCAATAGCGAACTTCTGCCTCTTCAGCAGTCTTAACCATACCTTTTTTCTTATAAGTTTCTTTAGGGAATGTTTCTGTTCTACCGCCATAGGTGGCTCTAACTGGTGCAGTTCCTTTTACATAAGTAACCGAACCAGAAGAATATTTACCCTCGGTAACCTCAGTTTCTTCTTTTTTGACACAGTTTGGATATCTCTTTCCAAACATAGTCTTCATACCCTTCTTCTCATAACCCTTCCAGCACTTTTCATCAAGAACTTCTACTTCAATACCAGATCTTCTCATGGCATTGATTTGAAGATCAGTCATTTCAGGAAGATCATAGAAACCTTCAAACCCTTCTTTCTTAGTAGAGTTGCCCCAGTTAGATGCACCAACCTTACGACACTTCACCAATGCACCAGAAGCATAAGCTGACGGCCAAACAGAATAACGGGACTTGACCTTATGGTAACAGGCATCTTTGGTTCCACTGCCCTTACCTTTTTTGTCTTTTGCTTCAGTTATTTCTACTTCTTCAAAGTGTGCTTTATAGGTATTCTTATCCAAATTTTCTTTTGAACCATCACCATGTTTTTTGAGAATTCTTCTTCTATTTTCATCACTTTTAAATTTACCACTCTTTGTCAATTGCTTATCCATTTCTTTATCATCACCATCTTCTGCGGCATCAAATTCTCTTTTTTTCCGCATATAATCTGCTTTGAGAGCAAGTTTTTTTGAAACTTCACTCAGTTCAATTTCTTCTTTTTTCATTTTCTTTTTAGGATCTGTAGAAACGTAAGTTGGTTTTGCCGCACCAGACTTTGATTGTTGGTTTGGGTCTGCATCTTTCTTTCTTCTTTGTGCAGACTTTCTTTCTGCAGGAGTCATACTTGCTCTTTTAGATGATGAAACACACTTGGGAGTTCCTTCGCCAGGTTTATCACTTGCACAAGTACCACCAGTGACTACATTAACCCAACCAGACTTACCGTCTTTAGACTTGGATCCTTTAAACCACTTGTGTAGATTGCCTTCCTGCATTTGTGTTTTAATCCAATCGTCGGGAATCATATTGTGTTTAGACTTGAACTTATGATGGAGTTCTGTCGCAGAGATGTCATTATCTTTCGCAACCTTCTTCATAAGTTTATCAACCGAATCATAAGTTGTACTATTCAGTTTTACTAAACTTTTTTCAAGATCAGTTACTACAGACATTGGTATAAATTCTCTTATTATTTAGGTGTTTATTGATGTTCTTATAGTTTTAAATGTAGTTGATGAATTTGAGGATGGTGTGACCAGAAGTCTCACGTTTCCAGATGAAATATCACTATCGAAAGTTGCCAAAATACCGCTTGTTCTAATAATGGCATATTCTGTATTATAGGTTGTTGTTCCATCATGAACTACAATAAATTCTACTGTATGATAACTGCTTCCACTGGTTACTTGTATTTGATATCTTGCGGAACGAAATCTATCAACATCAAATATGTCCAAAGAGACCTGTCTAGTTGCCGTTGTTGTTAAACTATTGACAGTAATATTTTGAAAGTTTTTTTGACTAATGAGTTTTGGCATCAGTTTGCAGTCTCCAGGATACTCATTATCAATTTTAAACTACTATTAGAACCTGCTGATATCTTTATAGAATCATTAGTTTCAAGAACAAGTTTTCCATCCATAGGAACATACGCATCACTTGGAGGAACACTGACATCCTTTGAGATCTCTGTTGATGTCGATGATCTAACGTGAGACATTGTAAATGTTGTTGAACTTGTAGCTATATTTGTAATATGTGCATAAAGAACAATCGCGGTATACCCTGTTGGAGAAGTATATGCCGTCTGATTTACTGTTGTTAAATCTAAAGTTACTGTCTGAAATCTGTTGAGAGCTAATTGTGCCATTTAACTGAGTGCTAAGATAAAGGGTGTTATTTCTGAGAACAAACTCTTGGAAAATGCTCTTCCACTAATAGTTCCTGTTGCTTGGTTGATCTGAAGATCGTCACCGATTCTAAAGTTACCTGCCTGATCTGTGCTGGTATATATTACTCTTCCACCATTTTGACTTACAACTTCATTTGCTTGAATGGTAACTCCACCTCGTTTTGGTGTTGCTAAAGTAATAGTATTACCAGAACCAATATATTCAAATGTATGAGAACTTGCAACAATCTTACTTTGTTGGAAGAAGTAAGCAGTAGAACCAACTCCAACCGTATTAATTAAGTTTTCTGCAAGTGTTAGTGTTGTAATTCCAGAAACGATGGGTGTAGCACTATTTATTGTGAAATAAGTATCTGCCATATTGGCAGTGGCAGTTGCTGTGTTGATTCCACTTTGAGGACTAGAAATGGTAACTGATGGAGTTGATGTATATTGACTTCCACTACTAATAATAGAAATCTCTGTTACAGCACCATTTTCAATAGTAGCAAATGCTGATGCAGTTTCTCCACTTGGACCTGTAGGTGCATCAATCGTAACTGTTGGTGCTTGAGTATATCCAGTTCCACCAGAACCAACGGTGATACTTTCAACAGACTTAAATAGTTGGTCAAAATAAACCACTTGACCATCATAAGGTCTTGTAGTTGACGACCCAACGTTGATAGTTACATTATCTTGACCTGCATCTGCAGAAGAAGTAACAATTCCAGCAAATTGTTGTGGACTCACACCATCAGCAACTAATCCCTGAGTTCCAAAACTACAGTTACTATTTGCTAAATCTGCTTGTCCACCTTTATGAACTGTGATTGCTTTATCACAACAAATAGTAAACACAGAAACTAATTGTGCATAACCTTCATTTGTAACTGCAACACCAACACCACCCTGATTATATTGGGTGAAGGCATCAACGTTCATTGATTTAGTCAAGACAGCTTTATCACCATCAATTCTGATACCAGTTCCGGTAGTGGTATCACTAGTACAGTTCTGGATGTATGGACCTTTCCACTTACCACCACCGACATTAGTAGCACCCGCAGATGGGAATGCAACTGCAGCTGCTGGAGCAAGATGACCTGAGAAGGTCATATTTGCTAACTTACAACCTTTATTAACATGAAACAAATCACTGGTAGTGTTATTTGGTAAGACCTTGACACTTCTCAAGTCATCACCAACAACAGAAACAAAAGCAGGAACTGTAATAGGATTACTTTCAACATAGTTACCAGACAATACTTTGATGACTGATCCAGATTGTGCAACTCCTACAGCACTAGCAATGGTCAACTTTGCATTATCAATAGATGTTCCATTATTAGCATCATTACCGTCTTTGGCAACATAAAAAACATTTGGTGCAGAGTTAATACCAGTTGCACCAGATTTAATGATAACATTTTCACCGATAACAACTTCACTATTTGAAATAGTAACAATACCAACGTTAATAATATTGTTATCACCATCAATTGTGACCGATGCTTCACCAACCGTAAGAACACCAGTAACTCTTGCATCACCACGGACAATTAATGCAGTCTGTGCGGTTCCTGTATTGACCTCTACCCCGCTTCTGAACGTACCTAATCCAAGTGAGTCAACGTTAGTTACATCATCATATGTAATGGTTCCACCAACGGATATATTTCCAGAGAAAAATCCATCAACGGCAGTTATAGAACCAGCAATACTAATATTGTTAGGTACGTCATTGGTTCTACCCGCACCATATACGAGTATGGCACCATTAGCAGTAGATTTTTTAAGAACAACAGCAATCTTTTGAACAAGATGTGTTGGGTCAGTAGGTCTTACATTTGTAAGTCCTCCACCAGGAGCAACATACAATTCATCTGCAATATCAAATGCAGATGTATTAACTCCTTCAAGTTCTCCATAAACGATAATTTGTCCATTTGTATTGTTTTCTAGAGTAGTTGAAACTATACCCTTTGCAGGCATAGTCGATGACGTATCAGCATTTGATATTTCAACATTTAGTCTATCTTGACCAGAGTTATATCCTACTTGGTATACTGGAGTACCAATTGTTAATGCATATCCAACATTATTGTTTCTAACATCAAGGACTAGTTTAGATGCTTCTCCATCTCCAGATCCTCCATCAGAACCCACGAACTTGCCAGATGCAGATTCATACTTAAGAAACTTACCGTCTACTAATGCAGTATCTCTATCAAGATCGTCGAGAAATTCAAGACGAACTTCACCACCACCACCCATTGTGGCAAGTTGCTGTTGAGTTCTAGTAATGAATAATCTATAATGATCTGCTAATGTTTTAAGGTCTGGAAATTGCTTATCTAATGGAGTTAGTGGGTCAGATTGTCCATCTATAGATAATTTTTTATCTAGGGGTTCATTTAGTAAACCCTCCTGTAATTCTTTTTGCTCTACCTTTATGAGTTTTACAAGATTTTTGAGTTCTTTTAATTCGGTTTTGACACCTTTGATATCATCATCATAATATTTGACTTCTGGAATTACAATTGAAGATATCTCTTCTTTTAATTCATTAAAGTAATTAAGAAGTAACTCATCAGTTTTTACATTATCAACATTGTACTTGACAAGTCTCTCTTCAATTTGATTTTTTAGAGAATTATATTCATTTTTTACTTGCTTTTTTAACTTCTTATCATCATCTTTAAACTCCTTATGATATTCCCAAATTCTCATTGAGGAGCTACGAAGTTCCTTCCAAATTTTATCCTTTTCT